GCCTCGTCCGTATGGAACATCAAAACTTGGTACCCGTAGAGCGATTCGAACGCCCGACATACTGGTTAGAAGCCAGTTACTCTATCCAACTGAGTTATACGGGCAAAATGTTTCATATATTTTTATAATTTTTGGCAGAGGGAATAGGATTCGAACCTACGGATGAACTTATTAAGCCCACCTACGGTTTTCAAGACCGCCGCAATAAACCGGACTCTGCCATCCCTCTATAAATTAATACCAGCATCTATATATCCGTGACAATGATCTTCCCATTCGCCAGTGGCCTCATTGTACTTCATTCCACCTACTTCATTAAATCCAAAAGCGCAACATTCACAAGGAATATAACTTTCATGAGTAACCTCATAATATTCTAAATTCATTACCATACACAAATGGTGTTCTCTCCAAGAACATCCACATATACAAATACCAGAACAATTAGGACCACTATATTTTGGTTCCCATTTTTCTATTGTTTGTTCTATTTGTATCATAATTTATTAACCCATTAAATTATTTCTTTTTCTTAGCAACTTTTTTAATAGGTTTCTTTACTGTTTTAAATGGTAATTTTGATTGATCATTATCAGGAATTTCAACATCATAAATATGATCCTGAAGTCTATCAGTTGAACCTGATTCAATTTTCATTTCATCTCCATTATCATCTACTAAAGTAAGTAATGGAAATATAACTCCAGTTAAATGGCTTGTTTGTATGTCTTTAACTAACCAACTTTTAGTTAAACCAATAATTCTATCACCAACCCTCAAATCCTTTGCTTTCTTTTGTACCTTCATTTCAAACCTCCATACCTTCTTCTTCTAAAATTTCTAAAGGTGTTCTTTTTCTTTCTTTGGCTAATTTATTAATATATTCACCCATTTCTGGTGATAATTGTTCATAAATTACCAATTGTTTAATTTGTTTCTCGGGTGGAAGATTCCTTATATAATCTTTTCTTCCCATAATACAAGTTTTAGGATCATTATTATGCGGGTATTTATCAAGACCTGTTGCACATGCTTTACATATTTCACGCTTTTGATTTATCATAATATTTTCTTATAAAATAGGGAATTTCATTGACATATGTATCGTACCGTTTTTCATCTAAATTGGTCCTACTTCATACACATAATATTCTAAACCTTCTTCAAATACTATACCACAATTTCTCATATTAAAACTTCCTTAATATCTAATGGAACTATTTTCTTTTTATTCCATTTTTCTTTTTCTTCTTTATTCATTTGAACTAAACCACGATCCCATGCCCAACGAGCTAAACCTCTCATATCTCGAATAGAAGTTAAATATTTTGAAGTCATAAGTAATCGAGATATTTGATTATAATCTTCATTTTCTCGAATAGTTACAATAACTCTCCCACCTTCATCTTTTAATTTACCAAAAAAATTAGAAATACCAGATGGATTATATTTACCTTGAATTTCAAAAGTCCATTGGTGATGTTTCGCCTCAATTTTTTGTGCCGCCTTTTTTGTTTGGTTTTTCATGTGAAACATTAAAGAAAAAACATGCTATTTCTTCCTTTTGTCCTCCAAATAATCTATAGATACATATTTTAATATTAATCTTCCATGTAACCTTTCAGAATATCTTTCTTTAATACATTTAACTACACACCCCTCGCGGATATGTTTCGCGCCTTCTATTGTAGATAATCCATTTACATATTTTTGCATCACTTCTATAGAATATGGCCCGCGATATAACACTGGTACCAAAAAATCAGATTTGGCACCACCGAGGGCATCGTCATAATCCAAAAATTGACCTGCGGCGAATACATCAAACGCTCTAAACTTATAAGGACATTCCTGAGTAACACCATAATTAAATCCCTTCTGTACTGCACCAAAAATTTCTCCATATAAAATTACATCCGGATTAAGACGGCAAAATGCTTCTACCCAAGGACAATATTCTAATACATTCCAATAAAGATTCTTTCCCTGTTCTGGTATTTTTTTCCATTGATAGTGCGATCCACAATACATTTTTCCATTTTGGAAAGTATACCGTGAATTTGCACCATGGATTTTTTCTGTAATTACAACTTCTTCACCTTCCACAAATTCATTCCGATATTTTTGCCATGGTTCAATATCATAAATTACACCATCAATTGGTGGAGGATCTTGAAATTCTCCTTGAGCCGAATTAATTTCTGCGGATAATTCTGGGTCATAATGTTTAATTCCAAGAATATCAGCAACATCATCACCAACTACCGATCCTTCAGGCGCAGGTATGAGCATACCATAAGATTCTTCCCCGCGGAATCTCCTAGCCCTGATTTTTAAATGCCCTTCCAAAAATTTAAATTGTTCAGTATTTGGAACAACTGAATCGGGTGGAAGATAAGCAGCCAAATCTCCTTTCTTCCAATCTTCTAAACGAACAACACATTGATATCCATCAAATACTTTACAAATTCCGAGTAGGTCTGCGTTGGGGTGTTTTTCAATTTTTTCAATTCTAACCACTTCAACAATGAAATTACTCATAATTTATCCTTTATTTTATGATACATCTATCATAACATAAAATAAATGAAATGTCAAGTGAATATAAATATTATTATCGGGACCAAGTGGTGTTTAAGACCGCATTGGCCCCTGAACAAAGCATTAGAGGTAACTAACGCAAATGTCTAAACCTATTTATTTAATATATAAACACACCAGTCCATCAGGAAAATCTTATATTGGATATACTTGTCAAACTATGAAAGAAAGATGGAAACAAGAAATTTCACATTCCAAAAATTTTAAACATGGACACAAATTAGATACTGCTATTAGAAAATATCCAAATGAGGATCAATGGACTTATAAAATCCTAATATATAATATTCCAACTTTAGACGAAGCCAAGAATTTAGAAATCATTTGTATATTTTATTTTGATACAAATATTAATGGATATAATATGACTCCTGGTGGAGATGGACATGGAAAACATTCTAAAGAAACTAAAAATAAAATAGGTATGAAAAATAAAGGAAAAATTTCTTGGCGTAAAGGTAAAATTAATTTACCAAAACATTCTAAAGAAACTATATACAAAATGTCACAAATAAAATTAAATAAACATCCATCACAAAAAACTAAAAATAAAATATCTAAATCTTTAACTAATCGGAAACTTTCCAAAGAACATATATTTAACAGGTCTAAATCTCAAACAGGATTAAAACGCTCACAAGAAACCAAAAGGAAAATACAAATAGCCAAATTAGGACAACATTACACAAAACAATGTGGATAGCAAATATTTATTTGATGGTTTCTTTAAAGGTTAAGAAAAGGTGCGGTATTACGCAGATTCAAGTAAAACAAAAATCCATGAATTTTATCTCATTCTAAATCAACAAGATAGAGCGATTGGAAATCATAAAAATGTGTTTTATAGGCCAAGAAGTGTGGTTTCGATAGCTTGAACAAGCGATTCCAAATCATCATCCAAGCGGCCTATATCAATCAAGGACAATTGTGTATTACTTTCCAAAGTATATTCTCTCCGGATCTTTCCAAGTTCTGTTTTCAATAAGTAAAGAGTATCCGAATATAACTCATTCTCTCTTTCTAATTCCAACGTTTCGTTAATCTGTCTAGCCATTTAATTTCCACTCTGATGCTGGGAGGTAAGTTCTTATCCGAGCATACAATTTACTATTGGTTCCTTTTTGTAGATTTGGTGTTACATTTTTCTTTATTTCTTCTTTGGATAATTGGCGTTGATGGTAATTCTCCTGTATATAGATACCATCATCAACCTTAACACCATTATGATATATTGGATAAGTAGTTTCATTTTTTGTTATCCAATAAACAAACCAACAACCTTTGATTTGTTTAAAGTCATATACATCACCAAAACCCAAATTTATTGGTAAAAATTTACTTTGAATATAATCAATTTCTAATTCATTTGTATGAGGTTGTTTCCAAGATCTACTCTTATATTTTCCTTTACAAAGAAAACCAGTATTTGGATCTACATAAAGATCTTCAATAGGATAAATTTTAGGAAAATGTGAATGTTGAGTATATGCTTCACCATTTAATATATAAACATTTTTTTCTACCATCCATAAAATACGATGACGAATTTCCTGTCCTATTTCAGTTTTATCATCAGCAAAATGGCAAATTTCAGAATATACTTTATCCCAAAGTTGTCCAACTTTAGATTCTAAAAAACTATGCAAAACCGAATAATCAAAATAATCTTTAGCTTTCTTTTTATTCAACATAATACAAAATTATATCATACCTCAATATTTTTGTCAAGATTTATTTTTGCTTTTTCCACCCAGTAGAAATTTTAGAATAACGCCGGTCTGACATTTCTACAATATTAGGATCTATTTGATTATTTAATGATTCTTGAGCCCGCTGACGGAGTAATTGAGATGTAGAAAGAGTTTTAGATCTTTTTTCAACTATATCCTGCATCATTTCATTTACTTTGGGGCTTACTACATTATCAGGATTATTCTTTACTTGTTCCTTTAATTCAGAAATTTTTTGATTATCAAACATTATATCACTCTTTTCGGTTTTCCAATATTATATTTTGGAACTAAAGTCCATCCTTCCTTTTCTTTGAAAGATAAAATTTTAATTAAATTAATTGGTGTAATAGGTGATTTAGATTTTTCTGGATCCACCAATTTTACTAATCCCCATTCTGCCAAAAGATTTGCAATTGTATTACGGCGCCCTTTATCTTCTTCTGAAAAATTCGTTTGTTTTCCATCTAATGCAAAAAGTTCTTTAAAATGGAGAATTTTATAGTGACCTTGTTTATGTAATATATGTGCCGATTGATATAATTTTGGTTCTTTACGTGAAGCTATTCCAATACGAGTTAAAGTTTCCTTAGTTTTTAAAAAATCATCCGGTGAGGATAAAGTGACTTCAATTCCAATATCATCAAATAACATAATTTTTCCTTTTATTTCTTTGTTGTTCAGATCTTGTGGCCCACCCAACATTACCAGGCTCATAATTTTCATTATTATTTATATGATCAATAGTCTTTAGATGGACCTGAAATATCTTTATAAAACATTTTTCTTTTTATTTATACCACCCTGATACATTCGAGATTTAATATATTCAAGATCCTTTTCAGTAAGGATTTTCAATGCTTCTCTAGCTTTTTTAGTAGAATAGGAATAATATTCTTTAACTAAATCTAAATTTTCAGGTTTTTCATCTTTTGTTCCTTTTGCAAAACGAGGACGCGCAGAAACACCATACAGATAAAAAAGATATTGAGGAGCACCATCTAAACTCGATCTTTTATTCATTTCTTGGGCATAATAAAGTGAATCAGGAAAACGAGCAAATATACGATTTATCACATACGCATACCGCTTATATTCTTTTTCAGTTATTTGAGGATCTGATTCAGAATCCTCAAGTAAATTTTTTTTCGTTTTATTAATTGAATCTAAAAACCTAAAAAAATCTGCCATTACAGAATATATTCCCAAGTACCATCCGCATCTGATAGGATATCTCCCGATTGTCTTTTCATTTTTACTACTTTCTTTTCTGTCATATTATTATCCTTCTTTCAATAATTGTTCATGCATTGTTTTAAATGCTGCATAAAAATCTTCTGGATGAATTGAATAAGACCATAAATCACCATTCCCATCGGGAAAAGAAATTTCATAAAACCCAAAAAAGGTTCCACCGAAATGTGCTACTTGTTTTTCTTTTGGTGTATTTTCATTTTCAATTACATCTACCATACAATCTGCCAATTTAAATCTCATTGTCCCTTTAGTTTGTCCGGGATACCAATCTCTTTGAACTGGGACAGAAATTGTAGCCACTGGAACTCTTGGCTTTTTGACAACTGGATCCGGATCATTTTTGATTTCTTTTGGCTCTTTCTTTTTCTTTGCAATTTTCTTTTTCTTAACAGTTTTCTTTGGTACATATTTTTCCTCTACCAAATCTTCTGTCGGTGAATCTATTGAAGCATCAAATGCTTTATCGAGATTATCACCACTAATAACAATACCATGGTCATCTAACCACCATTGCGGAAATGAATGATCTTTGTTATGGTCTTCCAAAATTATATTATGTAATTCTATACCCCCCTTTTCAAACAATTCATCTATTTCATATTTTACATATACACGATAAGTATAATCTGAAACCACAAGTATCAAAGAATTAGGATTATTTTCAGCCCATTTAATCAAATACCGTGAATTATCTTCCATCAATGAGGTTCCTGGCAGCATTCCACCAAAATCGTAAATAACTAAATCTGTACCTTCTTGAATACCACCCACGGAATGCGCCCGATATGCATCCAATTCACATGGAAAAATTAAAGCAGCAAATACTTTTTTATGAGTTTCTACTTCCTCTTCTGCTGTATGCATAGAGGTGCCCATAGGATCTACAAGGATACAAGTTTTAATTTTCATATAACTTCAAATCCTTCATCTGCCATTACAGTTGTTAAAAACGCAAGCAAACAAATTTCTTGATCCAAACTACGTGATGCTTGATCCAGAAAATCACCCAAAATCAAAACAAATTGTGGAATGAATTCTGGCTTAAAATGAACATACATCACATCAAACAACTGCCGATATATGCGCGTGGGTTCATTATCTGCGTTATTAGCTACCCACTTTCTCACTTTACCAAAATCTTTATCTTTCATTGCTGCTAAAAGTTCCTTAATCGGAACATCGGCCAACTGGCTTAAAATACCTGAATCAATCTTTCCTGTAATTGCATATCTTTGAATTACACCAATTGTCATACGAAAATCAGGAAAGAATTTCGAAATCAATTGCATTAAAACTGCATTTTCAAATGGGATCTTTTCTATCTTTAAGATTTCGGCAATCCGTTGATGCATTTGTTTGGCCATAGAAACTTTTTCTTCTTTTGTTGGTTTAAAATCAACAATAGGACAGCGAGAAAATAAAGCATCAATTACTTGATTCTTAAAATTGATAGTTAAAATAAAACTACAATTTCCAGAAAATTCTTCCATGAAATTCCGTAATGCTTCTTGAGTTAACTTGGTAAGCCCATCAGCTTCATCCAAAATAACTACTTTACGTCCACCAGTCATAGATACTGTTGATGAAAAACCACGAATATCTGTTCTCAATGTATCAATATTACCATTTTCAGAACAATTGATAATTAAACTATCCGCATCCAACTCATCACATAGCGCACGAGCAATAGTTGTTTTTCCAATTCCTGGAACACCATGTAAAGTTATATTAGGAATAATATTTTGATCTACATAAGATTGGAATATTATTCTGAGGTTTTCTGGAAGGACTGTATCTTTTACCGTACGTGGACGATATTTCTCTGCCCAAATAATTTCTTTACGAATCATGTAATACTTTTTCCTTTTCTTTTTTCAATTTAATTATTGTAGGATATTTAGGATCTCTACACCATCTACAAAGTAATGGTGCTCCTTTCATTTCACCCTCAAGAATTACAGCATCATAAAATAACCCGCGCGATCAGGAAATAATTGGTCACTCTCTCCACAAATTTTACATTTTTCCATTATGTAACCACCACTTTCAATTTAGTTCCTTGATTTTGTCCTTGATAATATGTAGGTTGTAAACATGCACTACAAACTCCTGCATAATATTTTGGTAATTTAACTACTTGATCTGATTGAATTAAATCAAGGAACTTCTTTACACTAAAGGGATATGTTTTACGTTTTTCTTTATTTTCTGGTTCACTGGTATCAATTGCCAAAAATTGAGCAATTTTACGTTTCTGACCACAAAATTGGCAATG